AGCCGCATCGCAAGCTTGCGAAGCTCGATCGAGGCGTCCTGCGCTGGCGAACGTCCACGTTCGACGACGGTGGCCTGGAACGTCTGCGTGACCTGGGGCTGGCCGCCGATGCCGTTGGCCATCGCGGACTGCATCGACGGGATGATCCGGCCGGACGTCCTCGGGACGAACACCTCGGCGCGCTGCTCACCGACCAGGTACGGCATGCCGGCCTGCGCCGGACCACCGGACGCGCGCACGTTCGGCGGGATCGTCGAGCCGGGGTCAGGGACCCGCTGGTTGCCGGGCGTGTACGTGTCGATCTGGACCGTGTAGTCGCGGCCCAGCAGGTCGGACAGGCGACGGTTGACGTCGTCGATCCCGGTGGTGTCGACGTCGAACCGGAACTCCGAGACGTACTCGCCGGCGATCTGCTCGGCCTCCGAGCGCGCTTCGCCGAGCTGCCCCGCGGTGCGGCGCATCTGCTCCTCGGTCAGCAGCCCGTCCCGGGTCAGGTCACGCAGCCCCGCAGCAGCATCACCCGAGGACTGGTCGACCTCGATCGACGCGTCCCGCACCGCGTACGCCGCCTCGACGAGGGCAAGGTCGGCCTCCTCAAGGTCCCGGATCGTGCCCTCGCCCGAAGCCAGGTTCGCGGTGGCCTCCTGGACGCCAGCCAGCGCCTCAGCGTGGTCACGCTGCGCGCCGATCAGCCGGGCCACCGGGTCGAACGCCTCACGCTGCGCAGAGATGTAGTCGTTCAGCGCGTCCGTCGCCGACTGGACACCACCTGCGGCGTCCTCACCCGCCTCGCCGACGTCACCGAGGCCCGCCGCGAGGTCTCCGGCGTCGTCGGCGCCGGTGCCCATGGCGGTCGCGAGCGCCTCGGCCGGTTCGACACCGGCGCCGAGCAGGCCCACAAGCTGGTCGACGTTGACGCCGGCGTCTCCGAACGCCTGGTCGGCGTCGGGCATCAGGGCGATCAGCTCACCGAACGTGATCCCCGCTTCGCCGGCGGCGTCGACGAGCATGTCGAGGGTGCGTGCGGCGTTCTCTGCGTCGCCCGCCTCGATCATCGCGGCGATGGCAGTGCCGAGCTCGCCGATCTGGTCGCGGGCGATCTCCGCGGAGGTGTCCAGGTCGACCAGCCCGAACGTGATCCCGGCCACGCCCTCGGAGAGGCCGAAGAACGCCTGCGCGAGGGTCGAGTCGTCGAGCGACATGGCGTCGCCGAGGACGTCACCGAGGCCGGACAGGTCCTGGCCGAACGTCTCGGTCAGGTGTGCGACGTCGGTGGTGCCGTCCTCGAGCAGGTCGAGGAGTCCGGTGACGGTCGCGTCGACGTCGTCGTGGTGTTCGAGCCAACGGTTCGAAGCGAACTCGAGCGCGCCGAGCGCGATGGCGTACGGGCCGAGGGACTTGGCTGCGGTCTGGCCGATCGTGGAGAGGGTCGACCCGATCTTGAGGCCGCCGAGCGCCTGACCTGCACTGATGATCCCGCCGACGCCGCGGGCGATCCCGCCGAGCACTCCGATCAGCGGACCGGCGGCGGCGACGGCCAGGCCGGCCTTGATGACGAACTCCTGCTGGCCTTCGTCGAGCTCCCCGAACCACAGCACGACGTCCTGGACGGTCTCCATCAGGTCGTTGGCGATCGGCAGGAGCTGCTCGCCGAGCGACGCGGCGGTGTCTTCGAACTGGGCACGGACGGTCCGCTGGGTGTTGGCCAGCCCGTCGGCGGTCCGTTCGTAGTCGCCCTGCGCGGACGTGGTGTTCTCCAGGATCAGGGCGTAGCGGGCCTGGACCTTCGCAGCCTCGTCGACCTCGCCGTTCGCGTCGGCGAGGCCCATCTCCATGGCGCGCTGCTCGACCGTGGCGGCGGACAGCAGCACACCGAACTTGCGGAGCGGCTCCGCCTCACCGACCAGCCCGGACCGCAACGCGATCAGCACGTCGGACGGGTCTTCGTTGCGGAACGACCCGAGGTCACCCGCAAGCTCGATCATGGTGCGGGACATGTCTGCTGCGAGCGGCTCGCCCAGGTCCATCGCGTCGAACATGGCACCGAGGCCGGTGGAGGCGTCCAGCGCCTCCCGCTTCGACATGCCGAACGCGACCGCGGCCTCGTCGGCCCAGTCGTACATGGCCTGTGTCTGGGTGCCGAACACCTCGTTGGTGGCCGACATCGCCTCGTCGAGGTCGGACGCGGCCTTCACCGACAGGGCTGCGCCGGCGACGATCGGGGCGGTCAGCCGGGTCGACATCCACTTGCCGGCGTCCTGCATCTTCTTGCCGGCGGCGTTGAACTTGTCGGCCATCTCCGCGGCGGACTTGCCGGCCTTGGAGTTGGCGTCGACGATCTCGCCGGCGACGCCCTTGGCCTTGCGCATCTGGTCGATGTACTGGCCGACCTCGGCGTACAGGCGTGCACGGAACTCGCGGTCAGCCATGACACACCCCCTCGCAGGTCAGATCTCGGTCGCGAACCAGTGCAGGCCCTCGGAGCCGGCGCCCTTGTTGCGTTCGTACGCGTCTGCCTGGCCGTGTTCGACCGCGGCGCAGGCGTGACACCTCAGGACGTCGGCGGTGTGCCGGCCGAGGTTGTCCGGTCCGGTGGTGTCGGCCAGCTGCAGTCCGCAGCCGGGGCACCGGTCGGCCCGGCGGATCTGCCACGCCAAGGCCTTGTCCTGGTCCTCGGCGTCCCACGCGAGGAACTCGCTGTGGGGCATCCCCAAGGGGACGCAGTAGTCGAGCTCGACCTTCAGACGTCCGTCGTCACGGATGCGGCCCTGCCAAAAGGGACCCGCTGCTCGCCCTCCTGGGCGGCCCACGCACCGGCGAACAGCGCGTCGCACTGGGCGGTGCCCCACTCCTCCCAGATCTGTGACGCCTGCTCGGGCGTCAGGGGAGGGTCGACCGCAGCTGCAGCCATCAGCGCAGGGGCGAACGTGTCCTCGTCCCACCGGCGTGTCTTGGCGTCGTCGCCGGTGGGAGGGTGCTTGTCGAGCAGGTCGCGGTAGCGGCGGCGTGGCAGCTCCGTGAACACGAAGTCCTGGACGGAGTCGCCTGCCTGTTCCTCGAGGTCCGCGATCTGCTCGCGGACGTTCGGGGCCTCGGGGGGACGGTTGAGCTGCTCGTCGAGCTTCTCCGCGACGGCGAGCCGCTTCTGCAGGTCGATGACCTGTGCAGCGAGCTCGCCGTCGAGAACGACCGGCACGCGGATGGTGCGGCGCTTGCGGCGTGCTGCGACGTCGGAGAAGTCAGCCATCAGGCACCCGAGGCGACGACGGAGTCGTACACCGGGCCCGGGTTGGGGACGGCGATGGTGCTGTTGAACGCGTCCTTGGTGTTGCGGCCGTAGTCGATCGGCGACCGGCCGGACACGCGGATGGGCCAGACGTCGACGATGTCGTCGGCCGCCATGGCACCGTCGCCGAAGCGGCGGATCACGAAGTAGCCGGCCGTGCGGTACGGCAGGGTGTCCCACGCCGTGTCGGCGTCGGTGGCCTTGTCGCGCGAGAACATGCCGGTGATGTTCCCCGAGCGGGTGCCCTCGATGGTGCCGTCCCACGTCGTGGTGGGGTCGACGTCGGCGACGGGGTTGCCCTCGTCGGGGGTCGACAGCGACATGATGAAGCCGGTGATGTCCTCACCGGCCGTCAGCTCGGTCTCGGTCGGTGCGGCGGTGTCGGCGATGGTCGGCGCGTAGACGACGCGCAGGTTGCCGTCCTGGATGTAGCGGGTCATGGGTCAGTCCTCCTGGTCGGGCAGCGCCGATGGCGCGGTGATGTCGACGCCGTGGTGGCGCCGACGGTCATGCGGTTGGGGTCAGTGGCCTGCGGCGTCGACGGCGTCGCGGATCTCGTCACGCGTCGCGTCGTCGTCGATGTCGACGCCGACGTGTCCGGCGTAGTCGCGCCACGCGTCGGTCGTCGCGTTGCCGGGCGGCCGCTCCACGGCGGCCGGCTGGGCGTCGTCGGCGGGCTGCCAGCCACGTCGGCGGCAGAGGCTCTCCGCGGCCGACCGGGGCAGGTCGACGGTGCGGTCGAGGTCGGGATGGCGGATGCGCATGCGGTCCTCCTGGTCAGGACGGGGACGGAGTGACGAACAGCTCGAACGTCACCGCGCCGACGTGCAGCGGCGGCTCGACGGTCCGGTCGACCTCGGGGCCGAACGACCCGTCGGACAGCCCGACCCGCACGGCATGGCCGGCCACGGTCACGGGGTCGCCGGCGGCGAGGAGCACGCCACGGATCCGGTCCTTCAGCTGCGTCACGCCACGCGGGTGGGCGGCGACGCAACGGACCTGGACGAGCGCGTCGACGTCGGCGTTCCAGTCACCGGCAGGGCCGGACGGCGGCCAGTCGATGAGGTCGACCACCGCGTACGGGGCGTCCAGGCCGGTCGCGTCGGTGAACCCGACGGTGAGGCCGTCGCCCTGCAACGTGTCGACGACCGCCGCGAGGACGTCGTCCTCGGGCGGTGGGACTGACGAGCTCACGGCCGGACCTGGCTGTCGAAGTGGGCGTCGACGGCGGTCTTCCAGCGGCGCTGCGCGCGCCGCACGGCACGGGTCATGTACGGCCGTGGCGGCTGGCGGGACGTCCCGATCTCGAGGAACACCCCGGCGATCGTGGACACCGTCAGGTCACCGCCGGCGGTCCGCGCCGTCAGCTTCGTGGTCAGCGCGGCGGAGTCGGCGGTCTCGCCGGTGTCCTTGTGCTTGCGCAGGTCGGTGCGGTACTCGCCGTAGGCGGCGTCCATGACGTCGTCGATGGCCTGCTTCGCGGCCTGCGGTCCACCGTCGATGAACTGGTCGACCCAGGCAGGCATGTCCTCGATGTCAGGCATCAGGACACCTCCTGCGTGACGAGCTCGACGGTCAGCGGGCGGGTCGGCAACCAGTCGCCACGGCCGACGTCCACGACCGTCCCGACGCGGCCGGCGAGGGCGGGGTCGTCGGAGGTGTCGAACGTCACCGTGTCGTCGATCTCCACGTCCGCAGCCAGCTCGACGTGGACCCTCAGCGGGTGGACGGTCAACGCGGCGGCGGCCTGCTCCGTCTCGGTGTTCGCCGTGGACGTGTCGACGTGGCCGACGCCGGTGTGGACCACCGTGGGGTCGCCGATGGTCGACGGGTCGGCGGTGGAGTCGTACACGGGAGGGCGGCGGACGGTCACGGTGCAGGGGATGCGGTGGAACCGGCGGGCAGCGGAGTGCCGGCGTGCTGCCGGGCGGGGGCCCGACATCAGAGCGACCGGACGACGTGGCTGTTCGGCCCGTAGGTGCGGCGCAGCCACCGGCGGGTCCGGTCGGTCAGGTCCAACGCGTGGGTCACGGACGTCGCGCCCTGCGAGTACGACGTCTGCCAGGAGCCGATCATCTCCATCTGCACACCAGGAGGCGGCCCGAGCTCACCGCCACCCTCGGTCTGCGCCAGCCCCGCAGCGACCAGGTGGTCACACAGCAGCCGCAGCACCCCGGGCACCGTGGCCCGGCCGTGCGTCGCCGTCACAGTCACCTTCGAGTGGCGCCACGGCAGCCGCTGCCAGCCGACGTCGCGGTACAGCGAGTCGCCCAGCCGCCGGAAGTCGGTGACCGTCTCGTCGTCGACCTTCACGGCCGACACTGCGGTGACGGGCTGGACGGGCAGGATCAGCCGCTGGTCGCACACGCCGACCAGGTCGAACGTCGACGTGACCTCCACGATCGACGAGCCAGCTGCCTCGACGATCGCGTCGGACGCCAGGGTGATGAGCACCGCCGCCTGGGTCTGCTGCGCGGCGGTCAGGTCACGCCCGATGGTGGCCTCGAGCTGGGCGACGGTCGTCAGGCTCACAGGTCACCTCCTGGGTGTGTGCTGCCCCGGGACGCCGTGGTCGTCCCGGGGCAGCGGCCGAACGTCACAGGCCAGCGGCCTCGACGGCGTCGCGGATCTCGTCACGCGTCGCGTCCGCGTCGACCTGCACACCGACGTGTCCGGCGTAGTCGCGCCACGCGTCGGTCGTCGCGTTGCCGGGCGGCCGCTCGACCTCGCCGTCACCAGACGGCACGACGTCGACGACCTCGTCGTCGGCTTCGTCCTCGACGGCCGCCCCGGCGATCAGGGCAGCGTCGCGGTCCGACGCCGGACGCAGCTGGTTGCGCTCCAGCTGCTTGATGTAGTTGGCACCGAGCGGCAGGTCGAAGGTGAACTCCGACCCGCCTGCCCCGATCAGGGTGACGGCCGAAACCATCAGACGTCCCGCGGCATGTGGAACGCCGTGATCGTCACGCCGGTCTCGTCGTCGATGTCGACGTCGAGCGACCCGTCGGACTGCGAGAACCTCGCGGACTCGAACGGACCGATGAACGTCGCGGCGTTGTCGGCGCAGGCAACGACGAGGTCGCCCTGGCCGGCCGACAGGGACGGGGGGTTGTCCCCGGCCTTGACGGTGACGTTCGCGGCGTCGCCGGCGGTGTCCAGCACGACGCGGAGGAAGAGCTCCTCCAGCGGCTGGCCAGTGATGTTGTGGCCGTCGGTCTCGTCCGCAGCGGTCCCGGCGGGGTCCGCCAGCGATGCGTTGCCGGCCAGGTTGGACAGGGGGATGTTCACGCGTGCCATGTCAGGCACCTCCTCATGTGGGAGGAGCCCCCGCTGGTGGGCGGGGGCTCCTCACGGTCAGGTCCGCGACGCCGTGAGCGTCGCGATGGCGTCCGGGTGGACCAGCTTGGCGCCGTACAGGTGCAGGCCCTTGATGGCGTCCGAGAACGAGTTGTCCGGGCGGTAGGCCTCGACCTTGTTGATCTGCTCCGCGAACGTGATCGCCTGCGGGATCCCGGCCTGGACGACGAAGTCGTCGCCGGTCGGGTTCGGGCAGTTGTTGGACTTCAGGAGCCGGAACCCGGCGGCCTCGCCCACCATGCCCGTCATCAGGCGCTCGTCGGCCGACATCGAACCGGAGCCGACGAACCGGTCGTCCTTCTTGATCCGGCCGTGGAACCACGGCGGGATGACCGCGTAGCGGTTCTCGTCGGGCACGTCGGCCTCGTCGAGCTTGACCGACAGGTCGACCAGCGCGTCGTACGCCTGATCGGCCGTGGTGATCGAGTTGGTGCCGAGGTCGTTGGCGGTCTGCACCCCGGTGTAGAGCCCGGCGACGAACTGGTCTGCGACGTCACGCAGTCCGTAGCCGGCCTCGGCCAGTCCCTCGGACAGCACGTTGCCGGCGATCTGGCGCGCGTCGACGTCGTCGACCTCGAACGCGAAGTACTTCGACTCCGTGACGAGCAGCTTGCGACCGGCGGTCGTCAGCTTCTCCGGGGTGATCGTGGTGACGTTGGGGACGTAGTCCCCGATGGTCGGCCGCGACACCGAGTTGATGGTCACGGAGTCGCCCTGCTCGGCGATCGTGCCCTCCCAGCTGCGGTTCACCACGGCGGGCGATCCGTACACCAGGCTCTTCTTCAGGGACTCGAGCAGCGCAGCTGCCCAGACCTCCGGCTTGAACGTCTTGACACTCATGGTTCAGATCTCCCTGCCCGGTCAGCCGGGCGTCGACAGGTATGTGTCGAGGCGCCCGGCGATGCGGGCTTCCTCGATCTGCTCGGAACTCATCCGCTTCACGTCGTCCTCGGTGAGCTGGGACGGCTTGCTGGCGTCCTTGCGAGCGCCTCCGTCGGCGGTGCCCTGGAACCCGTCGCGCCGTTGCGGCGCCAGGTAGGGCTTGGACTCCACCAGCTGGTCGATGGCCGCGCTGATCGCGGCCTCGTCGACAGCACCGGTGTCGTCCGCCTCGAACTTGGTCAGGTCGAGGAACTTGATGGCGTCGGCCGGGTCGGCGAGCTTCCCGGCGGCCTGTGCGCGGACCTCCGCGGAGATGATCCGCGCGTTGGCCTGCTTCGTGACGTTCTTCGTGGCCTGCTCCGTGGCTTCACGGACCAACTTCTCCGTGTCGCTCTCAGAAGCGTTCTTCAGCTCGTCGATCTGAGCCTGAAGTGCGGCAGCCCGGGCAGCCTCATCGGCGGCCTTCTGCCGGGCCTGCTTGGCGGACTCCTTGGTGCGGACCAGGGCCTGCTTGCCAGGGTCACCCAGTGCCGACCACTCCTCGTCGGAGACGTCGTCCGGCTTGTCGTACGCGCCGTCTCCCTGCGGCGCGGCGCCACCGGCTGGTTCACCAGTGCCGTCGCCAGCCTCGGGGGGCTCGTCGCCAGCGGGTCCGTCGTCGGAGCCTCCGGCCGGGATCGGCCAGCGACGGCCCGTGGCCGGGTCGACGACGTACTGCAGCTTGCGGGTGTGGATGTGGCGCATTGCGCGTCACCTTCCTGTGTTGGCGCTGCCCGTTGCGGACAGCGAGGACGTGCGACGCGCGCAGCCGGTCAGATGTAGCCGAACCGGCGCAGCAGCCGGATGGCGTCCTCACGGTCGACGGCGTCGGCGTAGATCTGCTCGGGCATCAGCCGCGGGATCCGGACCCGCTCGCGGGTGCGGCGAGCCCCACGGAGCGTCGTGAACGTCAGCGACCGTTGCCGCTGCAGTTCCTCGCCCGCGGCAGCGAGCCGCCGTCCGGCGAACCCGGTGGTCGTGGTGCCCTCGGTCGTCGCGGAGACCTTGCGGCCGTAGGCGGTGACGGTCTTCATGCCGCGGCGGGCGTTGACGACCTGCCGCAGGTCCGCGCCGTCGCGGATGGCCTGCGCCGGCGCCTCGCCGAACACCCGGTCCTGCTCGGCCTTCGGCATGCGGTCGAACGTCCGCTGCGGAGACAGGTCCTCGCCGGGCTGGTCGCCCCGCAGCGCCGGTTCGTGGACGCAGTCGCACATCGGGTGGCGGCGGAACCCCGAGCTCCACGGGTAGAACCGGTCCGCCAGGACGATGCACCGGTCGCACGACGGTGCACGCAGCTTGCGGCGCCACCCTGCGACGGCCTGGTTGGTGGTGATCGCGACCGAGTCGGCGCCGCGCCCCGAGTCGTACAGCTGCGTCGCGGTGAGCTGGACCAGCTTGGTCAGCCCGGCGGCGCGTGCCTCGTCGCCGTTGCCGGTGACCGACAGGGCCCGCAGCGTCCGCAGCGGCGACGCCAGCATCAGCGTGTCCAGCGGACGTCCGTCGGACGCGACCCCAGCGAGCCGTGTCGGGTTGATGGGACCGGCCGGCCGTGACGCCACACCGAGTTCCGCTGCGGCCTGGGCGACGTACTCGTCGGCGCCAGACGCGGCCTGGCGTTGCGCTTCGGTGACCAGCTCCACGACCCGGGGCGACAGGACCGCCCACGATCCGGCGACGTTGTCGAGGTCGAGCTGCGACCAGATCGGCTGGATCTGCAGGACCGTGCGGCGGACCAGCGCACGACGTGCGAGCAGCCGCCGGCCGGAGGCCTGCGACATCAGGCTGCGGCAGCGTCCAGCAGTGCGGCGGCATCACCGTCGAGCAGCTGCTGGACCTCGTCGCGGCGCATCTCCATGACACGGTCGATCTCGGGCTTGGTCAGCCCGTACCGCTCGAGGAGGAACCGCAGCGGCACACCCATGGCCTTGAGCTTCTGGAGCTCGTCGACGGTCTGGGACCGGGACCGCATCTCCACGTCCGACCAGGTCACCACCCCGGCCGACATCGCCCTGGCCAACTCGGTGTCGCCGCGGGCCAACGCGATCCGCACGGCGGTGCCGCGCGCGCCACGTCCGAACCCGGGCTGCTTCTCCTCGGTCCGCTTGACCAGGCCGGTCTCGGACGCCTTCAACGCGTCGGCGGACAGGTTGGCCATCTTGCCGACCAGGTAGTGGTGCGGCGTGCGGGTCTGTGCAGCGAGGTGCTCGACCTGCTGCTTGATGACCTCGGTGAACACACCCAGGTCGGCCGCGTCCCACTGTCCGACCTTGGCGTTGGGGTCCTCGAGCCACACGACCCGGTCGACCCCGAACTTGGCCAGGTCCACAGCCTTCCGGCCGATCTCCACACCCTGGTCGTCGAGGACCGGAACGGTCGGCTTCTCCTGCCCCATCACCAGACGCTGCGGGAACGACGCGAAGTCGGCGGTGTTGAACAGGTAGGCCCACAGCAGGTTGATGGCGTCCTGCATCGCGATGGCGCCGGCCACGTCCGACATGGGGTCGTGGGCCAGCCGCGGCCGGTTCTCCCACTCCACCAGCGGCACGACACCCATCGGGTTGGGCAGCGGCCACGGCTCACCGACGATCTCGCGGGGCTCCCACCCGTCGGCGATCACCGCGGGGGAGTGCCTCACCCCGGGCGGGAGGTGGACCCGGTGCTCCTCGGGCTGGACGGTGCGACGCTGGAACTTCCACACCGCGTCGGGCGTGTAGAGCGTCGCGAAGTCGAACGGGTCGTCGATCCACAGCTTCAGGCCCGCGCGGGCCCGGCGCGTCCCCGGGTCGTACCCGACGATGGCCTGCGACGGATGCTCGAACGTGACGTCCGGGACGTCCTCGTCGGACGGGTTGCCCCACGTCAGCGAGAACGCCCGACGGTGCAGGATCGCCTCGAGCATCGCCTGGTCGGAGAACCCGTCAGCGTCGTTGAGCTGCCAGACCTTCCACAGCTCGTCGTTCGCGTCGGTCATCCCGTCAGGCCGGAACCCGGTGATCTCCAGACGCTCCGTCGGAGCGTCCGCGACGACCTGGACCCAGTTGTCGGAGAACTCGCTGTACCGCTGCTCGAAGTGGCGGGCGAACTCGTCCGACGCGAACCGCAGACGGTGGTGCCCCGCGTAGTAGCGGTCGTGCAGCTCGATCTCCGACTGGCGGGACCGCAGCTCAGCAGAGAGCAGCTCGAGCTGTCGGACGGCCTCGGTGGGCGTGAGCACGTCGGGCCTCCTAGCTCGCGGTGTACGCGCCGTAGCGGCGCTTCACTGGCCGACGCACCCAGCCGTCCATCCCGGTGGCGAGTGCCTGGATCCCGTCGATCCGGGTGGCGGACTTCTCACGGTCAGGCTTGACCGGCTTCACGTTGTCGTTCTGGTCCCTGCGGACCTCCACGACCGACGCCATCCACCGCGCCACCGGGTTGCCTCCATGCACCCAGTCGCCCGACTTCAGGCCCCGCTCGATCTCCTTGCACGCCGGCGACAGCCCCATGTAGGTCTGGTTCACCGGCACCACGTCCACACCCGCACGCTGCTCGACGTTCTGCATCAGCTGCCCGGCGAACATCCGGTCGTACGACAGCCGCTGCACGTCGAACGTCTTGCAGTCCGCGACCAGCTGCTCCTCGACCACCCCGTAGTCCACGACATCGCCCTCAGTGGCGGTCACCCAGCCGTCGTCGACCCACCGCCGCAACGGGATCTGCAGCTGCCGCGACAGCACCTCGATGCGTTCCTCAGGGATCCAGAACCGCCACAGCCACTCCAGCTGCTTGCCCGGCTGCGGCGAGTCGACCCCGACCCACGCCGCCGAGAAGTCCGACACCGCCGCGAGGTCCAGCCCGACCCACGCCTGACGGCGCTTCAGCTTCGACTCGTCGATCAGGCCCGCGTTGCGGTCCCACGTCGCCAGGTCCAGCCACCGGGTCGTCGACCTGGACCGCAGGTTCAGGTGCAGCTGCGAGAACGTCGGCCGGTACGACGGCGTCGCGTCGGCCTTCGCGGCCTCCTTGCGCATGTACGCCATCGTCGGAGACGAACCGGCACGCAGTCCCGGGTTGGCCTTCAACCACGTCGCCTCGTCCAGCACGTCGTCGCCGTCCTCAGCCGCCCAGATCACCCCGAACGTCGACCAGGCAGCCTCGCCCGTCACCGTGCGGTTCGCGATCTTCACGACGAAGCCGTGCTTCTCGTCGTAGATCGTGCCGTCCTCGGCCTCGTCGGCCGTGGTGATGAACACGATCAGCGGCTGATCACGGGCACCTGTGCCCGTCTCGATGGCCTCGACGAGCTTGCGGCGCAGCCGCAGCGTGTGGACCTCGTCGATCACACCACCGTGGACGTTCAGGCCGTGGGCGGTCTCAGCGATGCGGGACAGCACCCGCAGGAACGACCCGGTCGACGGGACCCGCATCACGTCCGCGAGCGGCTCCACACGACGTCGCGCGGCGCTAGCGGTCAGCGCCATCCGCTTCGCGTCCTCGTACACCCGACCCGCCTGGGGCTTCGACCCGGCAGCGGCGTACACCTCGGCGCCGGGCTCACCGTCGGCGAGCAGCAGCACGTTCGCGATCGCCGACGAGATCGTCGACTTGCCGTTCTTCCTCGGGACCTCGACCCACGCGGTCGTCGCCACCCGCACGTCGCGCTGCGCCTCGGGGTCGAACCGGACCCACCCGAACACCGGCGCCAGGATCCACACGACCTGCCAGGCGTCCAGCCCCTCACCGAGCCGCAGACGGCGGCCCGCCCAGCGGCCCTTGGTGTGCTTGAACACCCCGAGCGCCGACAGGACCTTCTGGACCCGGGCGACGTCGAACCGGGCGCCGGGCGCCTCACTGAGCTGGTTCGCGCACACCAGCGGGGCGGACTCGCGCGCCAGTGCGATGTCGTCGTCGGTCAGCCCGAGCTCGTACAGCGCGTCCTCGGGGACGGGCAGGTCAGTCGAAGGGGTCGTCCTCGTCATGGGTCGCCCCCGGGTTCAGCCCGTCGCGTGCGACAGGGGTCAGCCCGAACTCGCCCAGGTAGAACTTCAGCTGCTGGCGGAGCTGGTTCGCGGCGGTCAACGACGGGTTCTTCACCGCTCCGCGTTCCCCCTGGACCCACATGCCGCGGGCGGCGATGTCACGGTTCGCCTGGTCGAGGTGCGCGACGACGATGCAGTGGTCGACCAGCGCGACCCGGTCGACCGTGGCCAGCAGCCCCTGGGCGTCCAGCACCGGCACGATCTGCCGCCACTCGCCACGGGCCACGTCACGGCACCGCTGGTTGACCTTCCGCTCCCGGGTCTTGACGTCCAGTTCGTTGGTGATCATCCACGCGCGGCGCACCGCGGTGAGCCGGGCCCGCTTGTCGTCGTCCTCGATGTGGACCAGCGAGCCCTCGACGTAGTCCCACGAGAACCGCTCCTCGAGCTGCCCCTTCGTGGGCACCCGAACCGGAGGCCAGGTGTCCTGCCACCGCGGCTCCTCGGGCGCCGACGGCTTCAGCCGGACGCCGCCCTCGAGCTCGTCCTGGCGACGCTTGCCCGGGTTGCCCTCGCGGACCACCTGCAGCGCAGGACGACGTGCAGGACCGGGCTTGGCCACGACGACGCCTTCCTCGCTGCAGCGCGAGCGCTACGCGCTTTCTGTTCAACCTCCGCTCCGACGCGCAAGCC